TTTGTATAATTCTCACCTTCTGCTATAGCAGCTTCTATAACCTCACTTCTAAAATGTGGTCTTTTCTTTAAAGCTCGCAGTTGAGAACGTGACATCTTATGTCTCTCAATAACAAACTGTGCCTCATCCATATTATTAGCATCAGGGTCTGGATAAAAGTTCCATACAGATACATGAGATACTTGAGGTACAGTTTTTAATGTAGGATCATATTCACCTTCGTCATCCCAATTAGGATATTCTTTATCAACAGCAAAAGGTCCTTTCATAACACCTGTACCAAATAATGCCATTTCAAAGGCTGTACTTCTTAAATGTTTACTTGCACCTGACTCTTCTAATTGGTCGTGGATTTTCTTTTCCATATTTTTTGCTGCAACCAACGCAGGGCTGAATGTAATTGCTGTGGGAGTTTTACCAACTTCTGCTTTAAGATTTTCAACATCTTTAAGCTTGTCTTCCAAAGGACCAAGCATACCTTCCAAAGTTTTTGCAGTAGCACCTTTAGGTAAGTCTTTGCCATCTCCTTTATAGCCATAAGGTGAGGTTGATAAACTAGTGCTTCCACGAAGTTCTTCAGGTTCTTTAGGATCAAAACTAACATCTTTTACTACTCCTTCTGGTAGTTCCGTAGGGTCTACGCTCAACGGAAATCTATTATTAGCAAATAAAACATCAACAATTTGCCCATAGGCAGCTAATGTTTTAGTTTTAGTCACTTTAATAAAAACACGAGACTTTTCTGCTTCTGTAAACTGAACATCAGAACCATACAAACCTCTGTAATTACGGTAGGCTCTTAACCACCTTTGTTCATCTTGTTCTCTATAATCATCTGCACGATGGTATCTTTCCATTATAAATGGAATTATATTTGTAGTATGTACGTCTGTAGTAGCTGTATCTTCAGAATCTTCTAGAGAAACTGCCTCACTTTCTACTATTATTTCGTCATTTTCATCCATGTTTTATCCTTAATATCCAAATGTCGCATCTGCCATTGGCATAGAGTGTGTTGGCACACCTCTTGGGTCATAATCAAATAAACTAAATCTTGGTCTTGACATTATACCATACCTCAATGCATCGTACAAGTGATCTTCTGATAATGTATCTATATCTTCAGGATTCTTTTTATCCAATGGTATAGATGGCAATTGTGCTGTCACATTAGTACAAGTATTAAAGAAAACTAATCTTGGTTCTTCCGTAAACTCATCTACTTGCAACCTTCTGTGTATTTCATTCTTTCCCGCTACACGACTACCTTTACTTCTATCTGAAGGTCTCCACCTACATCCCTTTTGTATCATTTGTTCTGCTAAAGAAGGTCCTGTGTCACCCCTTTTGTGCCACAAAGAACTATCTAAAACACCATATCTCATACCACCATCGTGTTCTTCTAGTTCCATTATCATATCTGCCAAATCTGTGGCAAGGACTTTGCTAACGTACAACTCTCGGTATACAATGAGTTGCTCAGATGGAGATACAGCAAACCAAAGAACACCAGACTTACTACCATAACCATAATCACATGCTCTAAACTTAACCCAATTAGTAGGTATGCTAAAAGGCTCAACAACGTGGATATTCCTATCAAATTCAGTAAAGGCAGCACCTTCCTTAATATCCCAATCGCCATCAAGTAACTGCCTTCTTTGTTGTTCAGGTAGCGATAATAGCATGGCTTCATAATCCCCTTGTTCTGCAAGGTAAGGATTGTCAGATAGTCTTGCGGGGATAAATCTCCTTTTAAATAAAGGTTTACCAGCCTTTGCATGTCCTGCTGGGTATTTAAGTACTTCCGTTGTTTCAATATCTGTGGCATCAAATGCTTTTCCATATGGAGCAGGGTCAATAAACATTTTTTTAACCCAATGATGACCCCTGCCTCCCGGGTTTGTTGTTGCTCTCATAAATATTGGTAAGTCTTTTGCTACCGACCTCAATCTAGAACGCATATAATTCCATGCATATGGTGTTGCCCACTGTGTTAATTCATCAAAACCTATCCAACTAAATGCTAAACCTTGATATCTCAATACATCGTCATCTCTATCTAAATAAGACATCCACAACCTAGCACCTGATGGTGCAACCCACTGCATCTTTCTTTCTGACCATTTAATTCCCGGATATATTTTTGGATATATCTCTTGAGATTTAAATATTAATTCTCTCAATTCTTCTGTTGTATGTCTTAATAGTAGTCCACTAAATGATGGGTGACTCATATATCTTAATGGGTCTGCTAACATGGCATAACTTTTACCACCACCAGCACTACCACCGTATAGTACTTCTCTTTCTCCTGCCGCTAGAAATTCTGTCTGTGGTCCTTCATTTGGTTTAAATATAACATTATGCTTTTGCTCAATGGGTATTTCTGTTATATTTTCAACCTCTTGAACTTTAGACTCAAGAATAGGCTTTTGCACCTGTTCTTTCTTGTTCAATTTCTTTCGCCTTGGAGATCGCCTTTTCTGCATACTCTGCCCACTTGCGAAGGCTTCTAGCTTGGTTCTTACGTCTTTTTTCATTCTGTAACCTTTTCCTTAGTCCTACATGAGAAATGTATCTTCCTGTTTGTGTGGATAGCCAATTAGCTACTTGCCTATAGGAATATTGTTTAACATAATTTCTAGCCATTTCTAATTTGTCTAGTTCTTCTTTTATAGGATTAAGTGTCTCAGGGTCTTTTTCATCTTGCACATAACCAAAAGGTATTGTTCTAGCTATACGTGGTATTTCAATCCATTCATCATCTTTTTTTAAATCTGTTGGTTGGGGTAATTCCCAAGTTCCTATACTTCTATTATTCATGTCTTGAGTGTTGCTCTATTAGTTTTTTTATTATACTTAAAATCTGAAGCTTTTCTATTAGTATACTTTGCTTGTCTTAGTTTAGCTCTTTCACTAGGAGTCTTATTTCCTTGTTTTATACCTTTAACTGTTGGCTTTGTGCTATTCTTTTTTAAATTCTTACTTTTTTGTAATTGTGATATAGCTATTGCATAAGCTGCTTTTTCTGTTTTACCTTTTGCTTTTAGTTGTGCAACTAACCTATCTAGTATCTTAGTCATCTTCTGCTTGTACATTTTTCACTGGCATAAGCATAACACCACCAGTAGACTCTACTTGCATCTTCTCTGTTTTCACTAGACCTGTCCTATCAAGTAATTCTTTTGCTGCTGTCATCTTCTCTCTTATACCTAATTCCGTAGGGTCATTGATACCACTAACCATTGCAACTGCTGCTCTAGGTGCATTACGTGCCATAAACATTTGAGTAGCCTCTAGAACCTCTTCTTTGATGCCTCTGACGATATCAGACGTAGAACTGGTAGGTGCATAGCCTGCGAGTAGTTTCGCCTGTGTAACATCCCCATTTGCCTCATCAAAGAGCACATCTAAAAATTTACGTTGCTTTTCTGTTAGTTCTTTTGCCATTATGTTTTCTTCTTTGTTTTTTTCTTTTTCTTGGCTGGTATAACACCAACCTTAACTTTTGTAACACTTGCTACAGCTATAGGTTTTTTCTTTTTCTTTACAAAATTAGTAATTTGAGTTTTGTTTAATTTAGGATACATCTTTGCTATAGCCTCAATCATTTTGTTATCTGATGCTGACATTACACTGGTACTCCTAATACTTGTATGCGAGATATAAGTCTCTCTGCTCTCGCAGTTGTTTGCTTATACCATCTACTGTCTTTCATCTCATCTGCTGCACGATCCCAATCTTGGTCTTTTACTGCAGCAATAAAATTTTTAAACTTAGATAGTCTTGGTCTTCCTAATTGGAAACACATATTTGCAATTACTAATTGTGCTTCTTGGGGTAAAGAATCAAATTCTTCAAATATAATTTCACAGTCTTTTAATGTAACTTGTATGTCTTTTGCAAACCAATCATCAACTTGTTCATTTGGAATTTTTGTGCCTATAGGCTGTTCATAATATTCTTCATCCCATTCAGTTATTAGGTGTCCAATACCCCCTGTAGGATATCCTTCTGAGCATCTATATATTTCATACTTAACACCTTCATCATCTGCTATTTCATTCTGTAGTTTTATTAAGTTCATTTCTTCCCCATAATCTTCATAGCTTGACCTGCACCTTTGATACCAAATGATGCACTAATAGCTATAAACAAAAGATATTGATACCACTCAGGTAGTGTATTCAATACTTCAAAGCCTGTTCTTACATATTCTGTCATGCTTGGAATGAAAACAAGTATAGCAGGTAAAAGTAAAACTGTCAAGGCAAATTCATCTTTCCATGAATTATCTGTGGCATCTGCCATAGACTTTTCCCATTCAACTTCGCCTGTTGCTACCTTCTCAGCTACAACTGCTTTAGCTTTAGCTTGTGCTACCTTTGCCTGTCCTTCAGCTTTAACCTTCTCAACCTTGCTTTCCATCCATGAACCTGC